AAAAAGGTTGTGTACTTTACCAAATACCGCTCACACTGGCTACAGGATATTCCACTGTTAGTAACCAGTGCTGGAATGATGCATGGTGCAGAAAAAACTTTATTGCTACAACGTGCTGAAAAGGTTGTGTTCTTTGCCGCAGAAGTGTACAATACATACAAAGGAAAATAGATTGCAAGCCAAGTTAATAATCAAAGATGAAGTTAATGTAAAGATCGAAGGACTAGAACTAGGTACCCGAACAGCATTGGTACGCAAGTTTAAGTTTGACGTTCCTGGCGCACGTTATCAACCAGCAGTCAGACTAGGACGTTGGGATGGTAAAGTGCCATTCTTTAATCTTGGCGGGACTACATACATTAATCTATTGCCAGAGATACTTCCATATCTTGATCAACAAGGATATGATATTGAAGTGGAAGACCTTAGAGACTACAGGACCAACTTTGAATTTGGTGAAGTAACTGAACAGAGTTACTCACACAAAGTATGGCCCAAGAATCATCCTAAGGTAGGTGAGCCTATTGAACTAAGGGACTATCAAGTTGAGTTGGTAAACAACTTCTTGAAGAATCCGCAGTGTGTACAAGAAGTAGCAACAGGTGCAGGCAAAACCATAATGACAGCGGCACTTGCTGACAAGGTTAGTGAGTACGGTCGTACTATTGTTATTGTACCCAACAAGAGTTTGGTCACGCAAACCGAAGAAGACTTTGATAACTTGGACTTGGATGTTGGTGTTTACTTTGGTGATAGAAAAGAGTTTGGTCGTGTACATACTATATGTACTTGGCAAAGTCTCAACAACATGCTGAAACAAACCAGGAACGCAGAAGCAGACATAACCATTGGTGAGTTCTTGGAAGGTGTAGTGGGTGTTATTGTTGATGAGGTACACGGTGCTAAAGCAGACGCACTTAAAACACTACTGAGTGGACCAATGAGCCGTATCCCTATACGTTGGGGACTAACAGGCACCATACCCAAGGAACAGTTTGAGTTCATGAGCATATTCTGCAACCTAGGATCAGTAGTGGGGCAACTCAGCGCACGTGAACTACAGGAAGCAGGACACTTGGCCATGTGCCATGTTAATGTTGTACAACTTGTGGATCACAGTGAGTATACAAACTATCAAAGCGAATTAAAGTATTTGCTGGAGAATCAAGAACGTTTAGACTACATCAGTGGACTGATAAGTACTATTAATGAGTCAGGTAACACACTTATTCTAGTAGACAGAATATCTGCAGGTAAAGAACTCGCCAGCAGACTACCAGACAGTGTATTTGTATCAGGCTCAACCAAAGCCGGGGAAAGAAAAGAACACTATGATGAAGTGGCAGAAGCAGAAGGCAAGATCATTATCGCCACTTACGGTGTTGCTAGTGTTGGTATTAACATTCCCCGTATTTTTAATCTTGTTCTCATTGAACCTGGTAAGAGTTTTGTACGTGTTATTCAAAGCATTGGTCGGGGTATTCGTAAAGCCCAAGACAAAGACTTCGTACAGATCTGGGATATAACCAGCACCTGCAAATTCGCCAAGCGACACTTAACCAAACGTAAAGCATTTTATCGAGATGCAAACTATCCGTTTGCTGTGGAGAAAACAAAGTGGCAATAAGAAAAAAACTAATGATCACAGGGTGTAGTTTCAGTGCGCCCAGTACAGACCCTGCACTAGTAGGAACCAGTTGGGGAGAAAAACTAGCGGCTAAATTGGATTGGGATTTGGTACACCTAGCACGTCAAGGTATGAGCAATGGTGGCATACGTGTAATGATAGATGAAATACTACGACAAAAGCCAGACTTTGCTATAGTAGCACCCACGTTCCACGACAGGATGGAAATACCAGGTGGTGCCGCGCCTTATATAGCACCCAAAAATGAAAACAAAGGTTGGAACAGTGATCTACAGCAACACTTACAAACAGATCACGGCACTGGTTATGACCCCAAGGTAGGCATCGACAATATCAACTGGGGTAACAACAACTACAGGATGATTTCAGAAACTATTTTCAGTCTAGCAGAAAACTATGATCACCATTACCGTAGTCAGCAGTTGGACAAGGCAACAAACCAGGCAGTGAGACACTATATTAACTTCATGTACGACAGTAACTGGAAACTGCAACAAGATAGGTGGATCATACGTGATGGCATCACGCAGTTGCACTATCACAAGATCCCTTTCTTGTTAGTAGCATGTAATATATGGACTAGTGATATGGTTAGAGATCACTTCCCTGGAGACATACCCGATCGTTGCCTAACATTAGACTTTGAAGACACACCTGCGTATGCTACAAATAAGCACCCGTTTTCAGGAGAAGATCCAGGGTATCATGGGGCAGAACAGAGTCAAGAATATCTAGCAGATAGATATGTGAATATTATAAGAGACAGGTTTAAAATAAATGACTGACAACACAATCACTCATTCAACTGAAGACTTCGATTGGTTCAAAAACAACGGCATCTACATGCCAATGATCAACGACACTGGGCGTAACGTAGCATACAAAGCCGCAATAGAGCGTGTAGCACCAGACAGCGTCATGTGTGACGTAGGTACCGGCACAGGACTATTAAGCATACTAGCCGCTAAAGCAGGAGCAAAGAAAGTTTATAGTGTTGAAATGGATCCAGGTCGTGCAGAGTATGCTAGAGACATGATCAGTAAACTTGGTATTACAAACATACAGGTGATTAACAAAAACTTCTTACGTTGCAACAGAGCGGACATACCTGAAGACATAGATTATTTTATTTCAGAGACTATTGGTAATCCTATCTTTAACGAAAATATTGTTGATTTGTCAAAGCATGCTAAACAGTGGGGCGGAACTTTTATTCCAGGGAAGATTGAAGTAACAGCAGAGGTTTACAAGAATCATCCTATCTTACCTCTAGTCTACGCTGAGTCAGAAGCTTTCGAATTCCAACCTGACATTGAGATCGACGACGCATACGAAAAAACAATCAACAACACATTTCAGCAGAAACATCCTGCAGATAGCACACTATACAGATTTAACATGATAAACAATCTGTTCCAGCAGTTACCAAATTTTAAAGCGGACAAAATAGATTTAAAATTTGATCCAATATACAAGCACACGCCTTTCGTTGTTGATCTTAATGATAAAACAATAGATGTAAACAATATTACGTTTACAATCCCCGCGGGGAATCTACCCAATTATTGCCGTGTTGAGCACTTTGTTTTGGTGCTAAAATGGAAGGCCCACATGGTCGATGATATCCACATGCATGTTGAAGATACAATATGGGGTAGTCCTGCAAAAACAATTTTAAACAGAGTACGGAACACGAACGCTGACATAAAGATATGGTACGATCATAAAATACAAGACTGGAGACTGACTTACTAATGAGAATTTTAACGCTAGACGATGTAGCATACGAGCTAAACGAAATACCAGATGAAGTAGATGACATGCGATTTGCTGTGTTAGACAATAGCGACCCTCGTAACCCTGATTACTTTTATATTCCGTTGATATTTCTGGAATCATTCAATAGTCCAGCACTAGTATTGCGTATAGGTGATGCTCAAATCAAAATGCCTGTAGATTGGCATGTGTTGATTGGAGAACCAGACGTAGGAGACTTAGAAGTGGTTCCGTTAACTAGTATAAATGATCGAGGATTCAACACTTATATCTTTAATCCACTAAGCGATTACAGGCCAAGTTTTGCTCCTATAGAAATAGCTGACATATATCAAGACGTAAAATGGTATTTCCCTAAATTACGTCCAGGGCAATTACTTGCTATACCATTAGAAACTAATGTTAAAAAACCAAGGTGTGCATATTTTGTTAAAGATATCTCAAGACAGAGTGAAATCGTTGACTATTCCAAGTGCTGGTAGAGCATTACTACTGGTAGCACACCCAGATGATTGTATTATATTTGGGTATCCGTTCCTGCATAATCATTCTGGACTCGAATGGGATATAATGTACCTAACCTACTTTGACAAGGATGATAGAGCTCGCGAAGTAAGATCGTTTTGGCGCAAGCGCAACATTGACACGTATTTCCTGGGCAATCGCGATGACTACAGATATGTAGAGCGTGGCGAGTTGGGATTTGACGGCCAAGAAGCAAGAGAAAAAATACAATACCTGACACAAGGATACAAGTTGATACTCACACATAACGAGGATGGTGACTACGGACACCTACATCACAAGTTTGTGCATGAGTGTGTTAAAGATATAGATATACCCCAAGTTTATTTTGCTAGTACGTTCAATGCCAACTACGAATGTACTTCGCCTGACTATGGGCTAGAAGATTTACCACTGCATCGCGAAGTTATTGAGGGCTTCCAGGATAGGCTAACTGGTAGATACATAGTTACAGAACCTGCAAGGAAATACATAGATGGATCCAAATGACAATATTGAATGGGAAGCCTCCGAAACAGGCACTAGATACATTTACGAAAATGACACGTATGGTAATATTTGGGGTAGGCCAATTGGCAAATCACACAGTGAAAGAGTACTAATAGGAACATACCCAGTTGACAACTGGATACAAGAGTCGCACTACTGGCACAGGATTGTAACTGCCGCAAAGGACAATCCCGCCTTGCAAGAAGCACTAGAACGTGCTAAAGTACTGTATGAACTTAGTAAGAAAAATGACGACGGACCCGTAATGCATCATCCAGTATGAACAAACTAGACATATTTTATGAAATGAAGCAGTTTGATCTCAAGAACAGGTCATTCTATAGTGAACTCACTGATGAAGAACGCAAGAAGTTCAGTAACTTCCTTATGATCCGTTGGGGTAGTGCAGTTGGTGGCAGTGCTGAACTACAAGGTTACTACTTGATGAGTTGCAATGAAAGACTGAACAAGAATTGGTTCGATCTAAGCAAGTATCCAGAACTGCAATGGCTGTTGGCAACAACTGTGAGTCCAGGCATGGGCACACACAGGCATGAATGGATCAAACAAAAGAAACGTGTTAACAACAACAAGGTGGTTAAGTTCTTGCGCAACTTCTATCCAGACTACACAGATGAAGACTTGCAAACACTAGCAGAGATAAGCGACAAAAAAGAACTTAAAGAACTAGCCAAGTTAAACGGCTGGGAAGATAAGAAGATCAAAGACGCACTCAAATGATTACTGATCTGGTTACTAACGGTTGCAGTTACATGCACACTTACATCGAAGGTGACGGCCATGTTAATCTGGCATCTAGATTAAATTTATCAGCAAACAATTTATCAATAACAGGAAGCACCAACTCGAGAATTATTCGTACTACACTAAAACACAGTTACGAAACTGATAAAAAGTGTTTATATGTGTTGGGTATGACATTTGTTAGTAGAGAAGAATTGCCAATTTGTCGATGGGATGAAGGAATATATCCCACAGAACAGGAAGTGTGGGAAGGCGCCTGGACGAACCCACAAAATCAACATTTCGGCAAGAATAGATGGATAGCAGAATGGAACGACTGGGAGACCAAACAATGGATCTTGTTTCGAGAACGATACGAAAAACTTTCGCTAGTAGACCGAGTAGAAAATTTAATGTATCAAATGTTAGCAATGACTGATAGCTTGACACATCGAGGACATAACTGTATAATATATCAACAGGCAGATGAATGGTGGGACGGTATGTTGCCCGAAGAATCACGTAGGTTAAAACTGTTAGCCGACAATCTAAATATAATTGGAGACTTTAAATGGTTGGCAATCAGAGAACAACACCAAGCAGGAATTCCTTGTGTTAAAGAGGAAAACCACGCCGAACCAGAACTACGACATCGCTTGCCTGGTGCACATGAATGGTTGAACAATTATTTGGAATCACATATAAGAAAACATGAGCTACACCTGTAAGTACTGTGATAAAAGTTATCGCAAGGAATCAACACTTGCGGCTCATCTTTGCGAGCCCAAGCGACGTTGGCAGGAAGAAAAAGAAACAGGTGTGCAGTTTGGACTCAGAGCTTACTTACAGTTCTTTGAAACAACACAAGGCAGTGCCAAAAACAAAAGTTTTGCAGACTTTGTAACCAGTCCGTACTACAAGGCATTTGTAAAATTTGGTAGGCATTGTGTTAACATCAAATGCCTTAACATACAAAACTACACAACCTGGTTATTGAAAAACAACAAGAAACTGGACTACTGGACAAAAGATGTTTTTTATGATGAGTGGATGCGTGAATATTTAAAAAAGGAGGCAGTACAAGATGCTCTTGAACGTGCTCTTAAAACCATGGAAGATTATGCAAGCAACGGTTCGGGACTTGCGGGATTCCAAGACTATTTTCGGTATGGTAATGCTAATAGGATTTGTCATCATATCAGTACCGGGCGCATTAGTCCTTGGATTGTGTTTAATTGTGTTTCCGGCGTGGATTGGTTATCTACTCTTGCAGATGATCAAATTGCTATTATACTCCCCTGGATCGATCCTGACTACTGGAATAGAAAATTTACTGACTACATGGGTGACGTAGAGTGGTGCAAGCATCTGTTAAAGGAAGCAGGCTTATGAAGTTTACCAGTGACATTGACATTGATGTAGGCGATCGGGAAAAAGCTCTTGTGTACTTTAAGCAAACTCCTGCCAGCATACTGCGTGATAGCGGTCTTATAAAACACAATACAGGAGTTTACTTTACTGACATACCAAAAGATCCTTTTACAGGGTTTGCTACTGTCGATCACAAAACAGCAGAAGATCGCGGCTACATAAAATTAGATATTCTTAATGTAGGGTTATATTCACAGGTTAAAAATGAACAACACCTGGACCAATTACTAGCACAGGAACCAGCTTGGGAACGTTTGTATGACAAAGACTTCTGTAGTAAACTGATACACATAGGCAACCATTATGATACATTGGTTAAGATGCCAGAAGCAGTAAACACAATAGAAAAGTTAGCAATGTTTTTGGCAGTTATACGTCCTGCAAAACGTCACCTAATAGGCAAGCCTTGGACTGAAGTTGAAAAGACTGTATGGAAGAAGCCTACAGATGATAGTTACTATTTTAAGAAAGCACATGCGGTTAGTTATTCGCACTTGGTAGTAGTAAACGTTAACTTAATTTCCGAACAAGTGTAATACTTCTGCGCTTTGTGCGTTTTGATGATATAGCGTTAAGGCTTACCTGGGGGCCGAACTTTATAGTAACACCTTTGCTATTCATGGTTTTCACAATACTTTTGAACTGAGTCCATTCTTGTTTTAGAAATACGTTTATGGGAATTAGTCTATTGCTTTCCCACCACCATGTATCAGCTAACTGCAAAAACAACTGTTTTTCTTCTATGCTTTGCAGTGCGCTGTAATCATATATGGTAGTAACTATATCGTCCACGTTCTGTATTATCCCAATATATTCGTTTTCGCCGTATATAAGATAGGTTAGGAAAGGATAATCTGTTAAAAGTTTCTCGTAGTCTATGTCAACCATATAAGTTCAATAAATACATTAATGTATGAAATCCAAAGTTATTTATATGATAATATTATTCGGGTCCAAATTC